TAATACAAATGTGGACCTCTAGAAGTGTCCGCTATAAGGTTCCTCTCGTATAATAAAAGGAAATATTAAGTGGGCTCTCTCGTCATGATGGCAGGAGAGTGCTAATACGCTGTAGGAGCTTCCTGCCCGTCAGGGCGTTTAGCTAAACGTAAGAGTATTTATATGAAAACTAAACCGACACAGGGGGAGAGGATGTGACCGACATAGTCTTAACACCTATAACCTCTGGATATAATCTCTCGAAGATTAATTCTAACTTCGATAAGATTGAAGAGGCCATTAACAGTGATGTTGTCCATGTACGTGGTGGTAATAACACTATGTACCAAGACTTGGACTTAAATGGCAATGACCTACTAAACGTAAATATCAACCCAGATAACCCCGGTAGCCTAGTTACTATTGAGGCTGGTGATTTGCGTTGGTACAATGTTGCTGGTGACACCTTAACTGGCCCTATGGAAGTTGATGGTAACACTGTTACAGGACTTAGAGCTGCTACAGACCCAACAGATGCAGTTAGGAAACAAGAGCTTGACTCTGAGACTAACTCTAGGGTTGACGCAGATATCAATTTGCAAGAACAATTGAATGGCACTAACCCGCCAATGGGTAGTGCGTTCAGTGAGATTAGTTGGCACAGTCAACTTGTCGCTAACTCTATAGCGATACCACCGAATAGGAATGCTTGGTCATTCGGGCCTACTATGTCTATCGGCGTCGGTCAGACTGTTGTTATCGGTACTAACTCTTTCTGGACTATAGCTAATGGGGCAACCACAGGTGACGGGACTTTGAACCCTCAGATTCCAGCTCCCTTAGATTTTGGAGAAGTATAATGGCTGTTCAGACAGGCCCGCTGCAACTTCGTAGGCTAACTACGGCACAACTATCTGCCGTCACTCCTGCTGTCGGAGAACCAGTGTATGATAAGACTCTTAAGAAGTTGGTCATCGGTGATGGTGTTACGCCGGGTGGTGTAGTGCCCTCTAACGCGTTTACAGCGGATAAACTCACCACCGCCAGAAACATTGTACTGACAGGCACTGTGACAGGCACTGTGAGCTTTGATGGTAGCGCTAACGTTAGTATGTCGACATCAGTCGGTACATCCCTACAAACGTCCTTGGATCTTAAGGCACCTTTAGCATCTCCTGCCCTCACGGGTGTGCCTACAGTACCTACAGCGGCAGTTGACACTAACACCACTCAGGCAGCCTCTACAGCGTTTGTAGTTGGGCAAGCTGGTGCAACTACTCCCATCGTGAATGGTACAGGGGCTGCCGGGACATCCTTGAGATACTCTCGTCAAGACCATGTACACCCTACAGACACTTCTAGAGCTCCTCTAGCGTCTCCAGGGTTCACTGGAGTACCTACTGCACCTACAGCATCTATTGGCACTAACACAACTCAATTAGCTACTATGGCTGCCTTGCAGGCACGTATCCTTGGTACAGTAAGTCAGTCTGCTGGCGTACCTACTGGGACTATCATAGAGCGTGGTAGTAACGCTAATGGAGAGTATGTTAAGTTCGCAGATGGCACTATGATTTGCACCTTGGTGGTAGCGTCTCAAAGCGTAGCAGTCACTACAGCGTATGGATCTTTATTTATTGGCAACCCACCAGCTTGGACTTTCCCAGTGGCGTTTGTTGGCACATTCCCAATTGTTGATATGACTCCATTTGTCTCTGGCAAGTTAGCTTGGAGCACTAGGTCAGCTACTGCAAGTTTAACTACAGCTACCATGGCCATTATCGATATCACATCAGCTACAAGTAATTTTCAGCTAACCTACAAAGCTATTGGACGGTGGTTTTAATGAGTACACTTCGTACAGATACACTTCAGACAACTGACTCGAGCGTGACATTGCCGGTCAGTAACATTGCCTTAAATGGCGAGAAGAGTTACGATTTTAGGAAATATGGAATCAAAGGGGACAATAGCACAGATAATACTAGTAAGTTTGTTACGCTGTTCTCTGATGTAGTAGCTGCTGGTGGTGGTCTAGTAAGAGTACCTACGGGCAATTTTAAAGTGACCAACTTGACTGTGCCTTCTGGAGTTAATCTTGTCGGTGATGGTTTTGGCAATACTAATATCGTCTTCACTGGTTCAGTAGTTGGTGACCTTTGTCAAGTTAACTCGGCAGCAAGTGTTAAAGATATCAGGTTGACTCATGTTGGCAACCCAGCCGGTACTGTTATGGCACGACTGCTTGGCAATAAAGCCACAATTAATAATTGCCAATTAACAAACTACTTCATTGGCATTGTGCATGGCACTGCTGGTATTAGGGTAATTGGTAGCGAGTCTAGTGACTGTAACTTCTTTTCTCCCTATGTAGCTACTGGCGGTGGCGGCATCTTTGCACAGAATGTGGGCAATGCTACTATCCGCAACAACATTTTGTCTGGGCCTACTTACCCAGCAATTCAGCCTGACTTTGGTATTAGAGTACATAATGCTGACACAGTATTTATGACTGACAACAATGTCACTTTGCATGGCTATGCTTTGCTGTTGGATGTTCCAGCGGGACTTAACTGTTTTGCTCTTCGTATGTCTGGTAACCTATTTGATTCTGCTGGATCGATCACATCTGGTGGCACAATCGACTCAGCTCTTATCAGACCAGCAGGGAATGTATACGACACTCTGGGCGTAAATAACTGGTTTGGTCTGTCTTACAATGGTTGTGGTCTCCGAGTATCTGCAACTGGCGTAGGCAAAGTTGACGGGTTGTTTTTAGCTAATAACCAGTATGTAGACAACTCCGAGTCAGGGTTTTCACTTGAATCTACGTCTTGTGTTAACGTTGAGCTAAATGGTGGGTATGCTAGTGGTAATACCTACGCTGGGTTTAGGGTTTTGCCAAACGTCGGTGAGTTTCAGTTTATCGGCCTGAAGGCTTGTGATGTGGCAGGACGAGTGGCTAATGGTCGAGGCATGATTGTTGAGGCTGGCACTTCAAATAGTTACCTGATTCAGGGTTGTGTAATACGAGGCAACGTGCTATCCAACTTCACAGACAGCGGTACTGGCCTAGTGAAACAGGTTGGCAATAACATAACAGCTTAAATAAAATTGCTCAAGGATGAGCTACCCTTCTAAGGAACTTGTAAATGATTGACAAAGAACAACTCCAAGACACAATGGGTCGTCCATTGACACAAAGCCTGTTCCTTGAATTGGGCTACTCTGAGTACGCAGTATACACACTGAAAGAACAAGATTACGCTTACAAGGGCAAGAACTACCCCTCCCTAAAGCGCCTATACTTGAAAGAAGAAGACGTCACTGAGTATGAGTTCGCCACTAAGCATTTACTAGGCTGGCAACATTGGAAACGCTTGTGCGAAAATAAGCAGATTAGGAAGCATATCGATGAGTGGCGTGAAGAACTTGAGTTAAAGATTAGGGCTCAAGCCATTAGAGATATGCAAGGCCTGTGCGCCTCTGAGAACGGGAACTTCTCTGCGGCCAAGTTTCTGGCCGATCGTGGCTGGGAGAAACGTGCTCCGGGACGCCCTAGTAAGCATGACAAAGAAAAAGAAGACAGACTGGCTGACCGCCTCTCTGATGAATTTAGCGCGGACATCATCCGACTCAAGGTGTAAGTAATGGACGAAGATTGGCTCATAGAGGCTGAGAAGAAGTTAAAGCGTATGCCTCCTCAGGCTCGTGAAGTCAGAGAGCGTGCAGAGGCTGACCTATATTTCTTTGCTCAGTTAGTTAACCCCGGCTATGTATATGGCAAGGTGCATGAAGAAATCTTTAGGTGGATGCAAGAATACGATTTGTTTGGTCAAGGTGACCAACTGTGCTCAAACAAACTAATCATGCTGCCACGAGCGCATTTGAAGAGCCATATGGTGGCTACTTGGTGTGCATGGATAGTGACCCGTCACCCTGAAGTTACGATGCTCTACGTGAGTGCTACAGCCACTCTGGCAGAGACTCAGCTTTACGCTGTAAAGAACATCTTGGGGTCTAGCCTCTACCAGCGGTACTGGCCTGAATACATCAACCCTCAAGAAGGTAAGCGTGAGAAGTGGTCATCCACTAACATGTCTGTAGACCACCCTAAGCGTCGTAAGGAAGGTATCCGAGATGCAACCATCAGCACAGCAGGACTTACAACTAACACTACTGGATGGCATGCTGACATCGTTGTTGCAGATGACCTTGTCGTACCAGAAAACGCTTACACCGAAGATGGACGAGAGTCTGTTTCAAAGAAAGCTAGTCAGTTCACTTCCATTCGAAATGCTGGTGGATTCACAATGGCATGTGGAACTCGTTATCACCCAGTAGACATCTATAACACTTGGAAGGCTCAGGTGTACGATGAATACGATGATGAAGGCATTAAGGTTAATGTACTGCCAGTATGGGAGGTAAAAGAGTATGTTGTTGAACGGGATGGGATATTTACTTGGCCTCGCACTATACGAGAAGATGGCAAGGCATTCGGATTTGATATCCGAGTCCTGTCCCGAATCCGTGCAGAATATTCTGACCGAGTGCAATTCTTCGCTCAATACTATAATGATCCTAATGACCCCGGCAGTGATCGCATCAATCGTGATAAATTTCAGTATTGGAATCCACGGGCTCTGAAGAAGGAAGGAAGTAAGTGGTTCTACGCTGATCGTAAACTAAATATTTATGCTGCAGTGGACTTTGCATTCTCCTTGTCTAAGTCAGCAGACTACACAGCCATTGTCGTCATTGGCATTGATAGTGAGAACAACATCTACATTCTAGATATTGATCGTTTCAAGACGGACAAGACTTTAGAGTACTTCGAACACATCAAAGCTCTCCACTCTAAGTGGAACTTCAATAAGTTTAGGGCAGAAGTTACGGTAGCCCAAAAGGTTATTGTTAACGCAATCAAGGACTACGTGCAGAAGGATGGCTTGAGACTCTCTGTAGAAGAGTATCGTCCCAACCGCACCGCGGGCTCTAAGGAAGAGCGTATTGCTGCCACCCTCGAACACAAGTATGACAACCTTGAAATGTGGCACCTAGAGGGTGGCTGGACTTCCGTGTTGGAAGAAGAGCTTGTCCTTAGTAGGCCACCACACGATGATATCAAGGACGCCTTAGCGAGTGCTGTAGGCATTGCTGTTCCTCCAATGAAGAGCAGGTCGTCTCAGATTAAAGACTTCTTCTCTCCCAATAAACAGACGTCCCGCTTTGGTGGCGTTGCCTTCAGACAATAAGGGAAATACATGAGCACTAAAGTTGCTGAACTAAAGACGGCGTTGGTACAGGATGACCACAGTGGTTGGGTAAGTTGGTTGTGGAATGACTATAACAATCAGCGTCGTGGCAAGATTGATGAATGGAAGGAGTTGCGCAACTATGTGTTCGCAACAGACACCTCTACCACTTCTAACTCCATGTTGCCTTGGAAGAACTCCACAACCACTCCTAAGCTGTGCCAGATTCGAGACAACCTCCATTCCAACTATCTGTCAGCTCTCTTCCCTAACGACGACTGGCTGCGTTGGGCGGGTTATACCAAGGACGATTCTCTCAAGCAGAAAGCTGCAACCATCGAAGCTTACATGTCTAATAAGTGCAGGGAAGGTCATTTCCGCTCTACGATGTCTAAGTTGATTTATGACTACATTGACTATGGCAATGCATTCGCCACTGTAGCCTTTGAGGCGAAGTATAAGGAGATGCCAGATCAAACCTTGGTCCCAGACTACATCGGTCCTAAAGCCGTCCGTATCAGCCCTATGGACATCGTATTCAACCCAATGGCGGACGACTTCACCAATTCGTTTAAGATTGTTCGCTCTGTTAAGACTATCGGTGAGTTGAAGAAACTTGCTCAAGATGAGCCTGAACAAGCTTTCTGGACTAAAGGCCTTGAGCGTCGAGAGCACATCCAACGGATCCTTGGTGGCTACTCTATCGAAGACTTTGACAAAGCCTGTGGCTATTCCGCCGATGGCTTTGGCAATATGTATTCTTATTTTATGGGTGACTTCATTGAGATCTTAGTGTTCTATGGAGACTATCACGACCACTCTACTGGAGAGCTGCAAACTAACCGCATCATCACGATTGTAGACCGTGGGTGCTGTGTGCGTAATGAGCCAATCCCAACTTGGATGGGTGGCGCTCCAATCCATCATGTAGGCTGGCGCTTCCGTCAAGATAATCTTTGGGCTATGGGGCCTCTAGACAATCTTGTAGGTATGCAATACCGCATTGACCACTTGGAGAACTTGAAAGCTGACGCAATGGACTTGGTTGTTCATCCACCACTCGCTATCCAAGGTGAGGTAGAAGAATTCACTTGGGCACCCGGCGCAGAAATTCACTTTGATGAAGGTGGCTCTGTGGGCCTACTATCTCAAGACATGAATAGTCTTATCATGGCCAACAATGAGATCCAGATGTTGGAAGATAAGATGGAGTTGTATGCTGGTGCTCCTCGTGAAGCTATGGGTATCCGCACTCCGGGAGAGAAGACTGCACTGGAAGTGCAAACTCTTTCTAATGCTGCTGGCCGTATTTTCCAAGAGAAAGCCACCTCTTTCGAGATTGAACTCCTTGAGCGTACTCTGAATGCCATGCTAGAGACCGCACGACGCAATATGGACGGCTCTGACACCATCCGGGTACTGGACGACGACATTGGTGTCCAACAGTTCCTCAGCATCACCAAGGACGATATTACAGCTAATGGTAAAATTCGCCCTATTGGCGCTCGTCACTTTGC